ACTGAAGAGACACGTTGGGTACAAGCTTACCGTAACTACAGGGGTCTCTATGGTCCTGATGTACAGTTTACTTCTACAGAGAAGTCTCGTATCTTTGTTAAGGTTACTAAGACAAAAGTTCTTGCTGCCTACGGGCAGATTGTAGATGTTCTGTTTGGTAATCACAAGTTTCCAATTACAGTTGATCCCACTACACTACCTGAGGGTGTAGCTGAATCTGTATTCTTTGAATCTAATACAGATATGCAAAAGGCTAAAGAACAATTTGGATCTCAAACTTCTTCTCTACTTCCTGGAGAAACTATTGTAGATCTTAGAGAACGTTTAGCTGGTGCAAAAAATACACTAGAGCCTGTAGTAGATTTGCTTAAAGAAGGTGAAGGTGGGACTGCTACAGAGATTACTGTGCATCCTGCAATGATCTCTGCAAAGAAAATGGAAAAGAAAATCCATGACCAGTTAGAAGAATCTAATGCAAATAAGCAACTACGTGTTGCTGCTTTTGAATGCGCCTTGTTTGGTACAGGCGTTATGAAGGGTCCGTTTGCTGTAGATAAAGAATACCCTAAGTATGTAGAGGGTGAGTATAAGCCTATAATTAAAACAGTACCACAGACTTCTTCTGTATCTATTTGGAACTTCTATCCAGATCCAGATGCAGCCAACATGGATGAAGCTGAGTATGTAATCGAACGTCACAAGATGTCTCGTACTCAGATCCGTGCTCTTAAGCGTAGACCTTTCTTTCGTAAGAATGCTATCGACACTGCAGTTGGTATGGGTGAGTCCTATACTAAGGAGTGGTGGGAGCAGGTCATGGAAGATGATTCCAATGATTCTAAAGCAGAACGTTATGAAGTCCTAGAGTTCTGGGGCAATGTAGATGTAGAAGTTCTTGAAGGTCATGATGTAGAAATCCCTGATAACCTTAAAGATTTAGATCAGGTGTCTGTTAATATCTGGGTTTGTAACAATCAAGTTCTCCGTTTAGTTATGAATCCGTTTACTCCAACTCTTATTCC